AATACATTTTCATTTGAACTAAAAAAGAAAGTATCGAATCCTCCTAGTCTATTTAAAAATTTAATATGCTTACCATCGTATCTATTGCAAGTTTCATCAATATCAAATGTAATTATTTCAGACGTTCTATTATTACTAGAATCATATAGTGCCACATCATAACTACCCGCATCGTCATCGACCACTAATTGCACCCCACTACTTAAAGTAGCAGTATTCAAATTATAAATACCAACGCCAACACTAACCCACTTGTTTTGTGTTGTGACATTCAAATAAGGATTATCAATAGTATAACTTGCAATTAAACTACCGGTAGGTAAATAAGTATTAATCTTTAAGTAATCTGAGTTTACAGTAGTCGCATTAAGAAAATGTAATTCAGCATATCCATTTCGCCTAGCCTTTAATGTACGTGGAGAATTAGTTAAGAATTTTATATCTACACTTGGTGAACCAACGCCTGAGGCATATTGCTCATAATCGTAATCGTAAAATTGATTAAAGGATAGAGCCATCATTAACGCTACCTGACTAGAAGTAACTGTTAAGTTAGTATAGGTAGTACCGTTATAAATCTCACCAAACTTCAATACATAATTAACGTAATGGCTACGATGTAAGTTAAACCCATTATCACTCGAATCTGCCAAAGTAACAGAAACGTAATCGGCTAACACTCTCGAAAGGTCGAAATCACCGTAGCCATCTGAATCGGGAAATCTTTTTAACCTAGCAATATAAGTAGCACCTGCATTTACATACACGTCACAGATATATTCAAAGTTAGTTTGCGCTGTATTATTGCTTTCAACTATCCATCTATTCTGATTAAATACTGGTTGAAAATCCTCAGGTTGTCTTTCTATCGTTACACTCATTTATTTAAAATATCAAATATTACTTTTTCAATTTGCTTCTCCATATTACTTCGTCTTCTCTTCAATGTTATATTATAAAATGACTTAGGTTGTAATCCTTTTTTCTTTATACTCTTTGCTATTGGATAGGCTGCATCTTTAGGTATCCCTTTATTTTTGCCCCACTTCTCAATAGCCTTAACGTGTTTACTCGATGGATTCTCATTTCTAAACTTGTAAAATTTACCGAACTTATTTTTCTTAGCATTAGCATTTTTCTTTTTACCATTTACCCCGCTATCCACATAATCATAATAATCCTCTAACTCGTAAGTAACCTCAAAGAAATTATTCTTTTTAATTACTTTACTTTTTATCGACTTCGCTAACTTACCGCCATCAATAGACCAACTAGATAACCACCCTCGCATTTCCTTAACGGATGCATTACCTTCTTTTTCAAGGTAATCTTTGAGCGGCTTTAATCTGTCTGTTCTTGATCGCATCTTTATACTTTAGATATATTAAATGTTGAAAACAGGCTAAAGCGTTTTTCTCCGCCACCTTCTCCATATCGATAAACGATTCGCCTGAGAGCCTATCCAAAACTTTATACCAGTTCCACTGTTCATTATCCTTTTCCTCAATGGTAAGTTCTTCCTCAGTTCCTTTATCTCCTTGTTCATAGCTTTCAGGGAAGAAGCGACGGTAAGTTCCTGCCCGAAATTCGAAAAAAAAACCGATGCTGAATACACCTCTGACACTTTCATCTTATCCATTATCTCCGCCCTATCGTCAATTTTACCATCATACTTATCAATAACTAGTTTACCTTTTACTTCCGTACCAGGTAGGTAAATAACCGCTAATATTTTATGCAAGTTAGATTTCCAATCCTTACCTAGCATTTCAATATCTATCCATTGACCGAGAGTAAAGTATTTAAAATCATTTACAGCGTACAGTTGACCGTCAACAGTAAAATTGTTTGAATAACCTAACTTAGGTAACTCGTGAATAAAGGATAGTGAGTTATTCACTTCACTAAGATAAGTTGCACTTAAACCTCTTATCGTTTCGGTATCGGTATCTGAAAGTATAGATGCTACTTCGATAGCGTACTTCATTTTATTAGTTGTGTCTAGTTGGAGTATCTCACGTAGTTGTGAAATAGTTACTTCGCTCCACGATTCAGGTATTATTATTTTTTTCATATTTTCTTTTTTATTCCAAACAGATAACTCATCTGCAAATCCATCATTAGGTTTATAATCCATATTACATTTTAAATGTATAATCGAACTCCTTGCGTTTTCCTTTTTTTAAATAACACTCATAGGCAATGGCTGTACCCATAACACCGTCATCGTGAAATCCATTAGGTGCTGAATATCTTACATTCCTTGTCTTAGGATTATAATCATAGGTATATACTTTTAACTCGTTAATAAGCCATGCCTCATCAATGAATGACATAGACTTATCTGCATTAGATACGATAAGTTGCTCAATTATATCCTGCTTACTTTTGCTAGTTGTCTGAAATGGATAAACATATCCAGTATATTGGTTTTTGATTTGCTCAAAGATTGGATCGCCCACGCCATTAACCTCAATCATTAGTTCAGGTCTAAATCGATTTAGAACTTCTACTACTTCTTTAATTATACTAGACCAGTCCATTTGCCTCCACCGATTAATATAACATTGCTTACCGTTATCATTGAATATTGAAAGTACCGTATAGTCATCTGCCCTACCAACGTCTAAACCTGCAAAACAATTTTTAGTTATTTGCTGAGAGTTATCAATATTTAAGTCTTTGAATACACCCGCTCCGCCATCAATAAACTCTGCTAAGTATTCCTGCCTAAATACATGCTCAGGTAGTGTTCGCATAGCATCGTCAATCTCTACTGGGTTAATTAATGGATTATCATACGAAGTCATCTTAAATGACCTATACGCAGGATTCTCAGTTTCTAAGTTGTATATCTGATAAAAATGATTCTTACCCTTTGGAGTGGATATTAGTAATACCTTTTTACCCTTTACTAGCACAGTTGCCCGAAGTACCTCAGTCCAAGCCTTCTCGTCCATAAATGCGAACTCATCGCAAACCAAGTAATCAAATGTAAAGCCTCGTATATTATCGTATCGCTCTGCTGAGAAAAACTGAATGGTTGAGCCAGTTAAATATTCTATCACTAATTCGCTTCTGTTTACTGACTTGTATATCTCAGGTCTTTTTAAAAATGCTTTGTGCATCTCTTCAAATACCTTTTTAGATTGTTTATAAACAGGAGATACCCACGCACATTTTGCGTTCTTATTATTCAATGCCCAATACAATAACTGATTTAACGCAAGGAATGTTTTACCGAATTGTCTGCCAATAGATAAAACATAATACTTGTGGTCATCCTCATTGATTGCTCGATGAATCTTCTGTTGGTTCTTGTGTGGTGTGTATAGTATTGCCTTTGCCAAATTCTGCTGTAAATTTCATATTACCTGTAACCTTAATATCTTGTTGCTCAATATAACCTCTACTCTTAGCCTTGCACTTTAAATAGAACATTGTAGATAAAGGATTGCCCTTTGCTATCTGTTTATGAAGTTGTGACTCTGCAAAGTCCATAGCCACGTTTTCAATTTCTCTTACCGCCTTTCTATATTCCTTATCCTTTTGAAACCATTCGTAATGTGTACTACGAGCAATGCCAACCGACTTACAGGCTGTTGTAATTATGCCGAGAGATTTTTCAAGTGCCTCAATCATAGCCTTTTTTAATATGTCCGAATTTGTTGTCATTTTTTATATATTATTTCCCTAAGTTCATTAATCATATCTAATCTATTATTCAATTCTTTTTTTCTCCAACTTTTCTGTATTGCTAAATGTTTTTCAAAATCTTTATTACATTCATTTATTTTATCTTGCAACTGGTTATTATTTGATACTATATAATTTTTTATTTCACTCTCGTATTCTTGTATTTCAGATTTTCTAATAGTATTCCAACAGTTAACATCAAAAAACATAACTACATTACAAAAACCTGCCTCATACCATCTATTAGCTAAATTATTAAATACCTTATGAGTATATTTATCCTCAATGTATAATGAATATCTAAATAAATTTAATGTTTCCTTTTTATCTTCCCAACTAATTGTATCTAAGTATTTAGGGTTGCAGTTATTATGTTTAAATTTTTTCATATTCTTTGTGGACGTACTTAAATACATTCCATCTTGAATATACTTTTTAAAATACTCCTTTCTATCTTCTCTCCATCTGCCATAATAAATACAATCGTATTTTTTTGCTGTTAATTGGTTTGATTCTTTTACTACAAGTAAGTTTAAATTTATAAATGATTGTCCTAATTTATATTTTGCATAACTACCAAATTTTTCATCTACATTAGTTATAATGTAGTGCATTTTATTTAACCTTGTCAATACATAATATAGTGGTGGATGGCCACTTTGTTCATATTCCCCAACTAATCTAAATATTTTTGCATTTGTTGATTTTTTTACAAATTCAAATTGTTTTTCTATTTCGCCATTAACTGATGCAAATCCAAATATAAATACATCATACTCTTTATTATTATTAATTAATTGGTCTGTCGAATAATAAAAATCAGCACCTAATTCTTTTTGCAGCAATATCATATTACGCATATTGACGGCAGTAAAATTACTTCCTATCTTAGTGCCTACCTTAATATCTAATAATGCTATTCTCATAATGCAACTTTAATTAAAAAGTCTTCATATTTTAATTTATTAGAAGAGCAATTTAATTTAGTCTGTAATTCCTCTAGTTGTTGAATAGATTCACATTTAATTGTAAAATTTACTGATTCATTAAATTCATCAATTTGTTCAATATCATTTATATTACTATCAAATATAGGAATATTCAATCCCCAATCTGTTAATTGGTCTGCATCCCATTCATTCGCTAATATATCCCAATCCCATTCTCCAAAGCCTACATTGTCCTTAATTATAAATTCCTTCTGTTGCTCCTGAGTTAAATCACTTGCCTTAATGACTGGCACTTCCTTTAACCCTGCCTCTATACACGCCTTGAATCGCATATTACCGCCCAACACAACCATATCCTCATTAACAACAATAGGTCTTATTTCTAACATTTTTGGAAAGTCCTTAATAGACTGAACTAATTTTCTGAACTTCTCATCCTTAATTATTCTAGGATTATAATCATTCAACTTAACCTGAGAAATTTTTACTTTTTGTATTATCATTTATTTTAATTATTAAAAATATAAAAGTAGTGTCTAATCGGCCAATCAAAGTATTTAACCCTCATTGCTCTAACTTCAAATATCGCTATCTTTGTCATCATTATTTAACTTTACTAAGTTTCTTACTTTCAAATAGTTCATACTTCTTTAGTAAATGTGAATAGTTTTTAACTTGTTTTTTATTGTCAGAATAGAAGTCATCCTGCTGAATAGCTAGGAATGGATAACAGGTTAATGTTAATAGGTTGCCTAACTTAGATCCAGTTGCCCACTTGTCAATATGGTAGTTGTCGGGTGCTTCTAAAAATCTATCATAAGCCTTTGCGAATACACAGTAACAATGAAAGCCTGAAACGTTATCCACCTTTTTAAAGAATGGCATCCCTTTATAATTATCTAGTTGAGAGGTAGTATATAACCCACCTAACAATATATCTACTTCGTCAGGACATAAGGTAATCATATTCATAAATAGCATAAAGGAATCTTTATCAGTAAACTTTATGTCATCCTCCATTATTACCACATAAGGCCATCCCTGTTCTTTAGCCTTTGCCACTACTGACCTATGCGCCTGTGATATTCCCGCTTTAGGTGACGAAGTGAATATAGCCTTTTGAATCCCGAAGGTTTCTATATTTGTAAAGTCGGTTTGCTCCTTTAGATTCTTAACCCTTTCAGGCCTTTGGTCATTATGAATTACAAA